CCACAAAGTAAAAGTTGATGGTAAAATTATAGCTAAGATTGACTATGGCATATAATAAATTAAATGTTCCCGATCAAAAGTCGGATTTGTACCAGAAATTCTACCTAACAACTCCTTTCGGGCGTAGCGACCTTATGGATCGTTTAAAAAATGACCCAGAGCAGGTTGTCGCATGTAAAAAGCGTTTGTCTGAGTTGGAAATATTGCTTCAACATGATGAAAACAGGTGCCATGCAAGCCGGGATCAGCGTAATTTTCTTGTCCAGGTGCTTTCAGGTTATTGAATTCGCATTCTTTGGTAAAGTGGACGTATTTTTTTAGGAAATGGATCGCCAAGAAGATGTTGAGCGGGGAATGGATAGCCTATTTTCCCCATTTTGGAAGATCCGACAGCCTGAAAGACGATGCCAGACTTCCAGTTTACTTTGCTTGCCCTGAGTGAGGGGCTTTTACTTAAAAAAGTTGTATGGGCAAGCCATGTGGCTTGAGACTTTCTTGCGATTGCCCCCTTGGGATTAAATGTTCCGGACGCTGTCCACGCTGCCACGCCTTTTTCCAGTGCCTTTCCTTGCGCAGAGAATGCAGAGTGTCCGGACCATGTTGCAATGGTTTTTTCTGTAAGCTTTCCTGCGGCAGAAAATGAAGCTGATGCCATCCATGTAGCTATAGATTGCTGAATGTTCGCATTCAGAGCATCAATGGGATCTTCCGATATTGCGGTGAAGCCAAGCATTTTATATTAAAAAGTAAAACTTTGTATTGCTAATGAATTAGTGGGGGAGGCGGTAGAATCACTTGCCAATATATACAGCAATTGAGAGGTAATAACTGGCACTTGCCTAAAATTAAGCAATAGTAATGATAATCCTGTTACCACCGAAGTGGTCTGATTGGAATATTGCGCCCCTGTGCCAGTTGCATCTGCTGCGACCCCTAATTCTAATAATGTGCTGAGTATTGGTGCGCAATCATAATACCCGCTGGCATTTTTAGCTCCATTGGGTATTTGCGTAATTGTTTGAGCGGTGAACCCTGTTGAATTAGCCTGATTGCTGAATACAACTTGAGCGGATTGATAAAATACTTCTCTGTCAATTTGCGTTGTGACAATAAATTGCGATGAACCATTTGTTGCTAAAATTCCTACTAATGCTGACATTTGATATCCGGATGGCATATGTGCTCCGCTATAAACCGTAGGGGGCGACCCAGATGCAACTTGCAGCAATCCGGCCTGGGTATTGGAAGAAGGATTGTATATAATGTATACCCAGTAAAATTGAGTTGCCGCCAACGCGCCAGTATCAAGCCCATTTGCTCCATTGGTGCCTGCGTTTAAAGTAAGATTTATATTGGCTAGTTTTACAGCTCCGCTTCCAAGCGAATTTTCTACTATAAATTCATCAGCCGTTACTGTTGCAGTTGTTGTGCTCGCTTGCCTTACTACTATATTCCTGCCACTTCCCGCTATCGAATTGGGGGCGCTTATAGCTGGAATCGTGTTAAATACGAACAGAGAGCCAGAGGTAAAGTTAACGATATTGCCTGAATTGCTGGAAGCCAGAATAGAGGTGCGCCCAAGGACATTTCCTGAGCTTAGGTATGTCCCAATCCCCACCTCCCAGTTGGGTCCGGATTGATCTGCGGCACAGTAATAAGATTGAACAGCATTGGAATAGACGCTTGCAAAGGAGCGAAACTGAGTTACGGCGCCTCCAAGAGCTATGGAGGCAAGTCCAGTGGTTGCAGAGGTCTCTTTTACCCTGTCATAGAAGGAAATTGCCATGCAGCCAATTATACGTCCTTTCACTGGAAAAGGCACTAAAATCATGTATAATGAGAAAATGCCGATTTCTCCCGCTACATTGCCTGATAATCAGGAGCCCGCTGCGTCGCCTGTTTCAGGCATTGATGTTGTGCTTGACGATGGCGAGGCGGCGGATGCTGAAAAATCATCCTACGATCCATTGACAGGTATAAGCATTACTGTGTCTGAAAATGGTGATGTCGAGGTGGACTTTGATGCCAGAAAAAAAATGGCTGCGAAAGACACATCTTTTTCTGCCAATCTTGCTGAAAAGGTCAATGACTATGAATTGTCCGGTTTATGCGATGATATTCTTCGCGGTATCAATAATGATATTGAAACACGCGCTCAGCTTGAAAAGACGTATGATCGCGGCATTGATCTGCTTGGCCTGACGCTTGAAGAGGCCTCAAGTGAGGCAACTGCTGAGGGGACGGTGTCCAAAACTTACGACTCCACTCTTCTTGAGGCGGTTATTAATTACCAATGCACTACCAGCGCCGAATTATTGCCATCTACCGGGCCAGTCAAGGTTAAGGATTATACGCGTGACATAACGGATGATCGCCTTCGCCTTGCGGATGATCTTGAAAACGACATGAATTACTATCTTACATCGGTGCGCAAGGAATATTACCCCGATACACGTCGTATGTTATTTGCTCAGGGTTTTTGCGGGAATGGTTTTAAAAAGATATATCGTTGTCCTATTCGCAAGGCTCCCGTTTCAGATTATGTATCAATGCAGGATTTTATTGTATCGAATGACACAGTAAGTCTTGCCAATTGCGGGCGCATGACACATAAAACCGCCCTGCGGCCTTCGGTTATGAAGCGCATGATGCTTGCCGGTGTGTATCGTGACGTAGACCTGGTTCATCCGCATGAGCAGCCGACCACAACTGAACGCAAGATTAAGAAGATTGAAGGCATTATGCCTCAGCCTCGTTATGAGGACGAGCGACATACAGTCTATGAAAGCTATGTTGAAGTTGATTTATCTGAATATGGCTTTTATGAGCCCGGCGCGCCGGACGGCTTGCCATTGCCTTATCGCATAACTATTGACAAGGATAGCCGTGAAATCTTGGAAATCAGGCGCAACTGGAGGGAAGATGATGAAGATTTTACTCCCATCATCCGCTTTGTCCATTACGGGTTCATTCCTGGGCTCGGATTTTACCACTATGGTTTCATACACATTCTTGGAAATACTGCGCGAGCCCTTACAGCTCTTGGCCGACAGCTACTTGATGCCGGACAATTCGCCAACTTTCCGGGATTGCTGTCATCTGATGTTGGAGGGCGGCAAGAGACTACGCAAATCCGGGTAAATCCGGGCGGCATGAAAACCATAAAAACCGGTGGCATGAAAATTACTGATGTGGTGATGGCGCTTCCCTACAAGGAACCTAGTCAGGTTTTGATGACACTAGCTAAGAATGTATCTGATAATGCGCGTCGCCTTGCCATGACGGCTCAGGTGCAAGTGGGTGAAGGTCGCGCGGATGTCCCGGTGGGAACTATGATGGCGTTAATTGAGCAGGCTACTAAGCCCATGGCCGCGCTTCATAAGCAGAACCATTCTTCGCAGCAGGAAGAATTTGAGAAGCTCAAGGAATTGTTTGCTGAAGATCCGACCGCTCTTTCGCGCTATGCTAAAAATCCGCGTCGTAAATGGGAAGAAGCCGAAGAGTTTAACGACTTGGACTTGGTGCCAGTTTCAGATCCCAATGTTCCGTCTCATGTCCATCGCGTGATGATGGCGACTGCTCTTTCTCAGCTGGTTAATATCTTTGAACCTGAGCTTAATAAAACATGGGCTTTGGAGATTATTCTTTCTACCCTTGGCTATCCTTCTCAAGGCGCTATTAATCCGCCCGCTCCGCCCCCACAACCTCCTCCGCCCCCTCCTCCCGACCCGTCTAAAATGGCGCTTGTTCAGGTTAAGGCCAAGCAAGAGCAGCGTGAGGCGGCAACAGCGATTATGGAAACGCAGGCGCGTGAAAATGAGCAGCAAATGGAAGATCAGAGTGCTCAGGCTGACCGCGATTCACGCGAAAGAATTGAACAGATGAAGCTTGAAGAGGCGAAGCTGAAAGTGGGCGCTGATTTGCATAATGCAGAGCAGGACAGGGTTCAGCAGGCGCAAAAGCCGCTTGAGGCTCCAGCAGAATAATGGTATTATATTGAAATATGAAAAATGAAAATCTCAATTCAGAAGACGATGCACTATCATCTGCTCATGTTGCTGCTAATAATCTTGAGCAAGAGATACAGGGCCTTTCTGAACCTCAATCTTCGGCCTCAGTGACCGTTTCTTCTGAGGCTGTATCTTATATTTTGCCCCCTGCTGTTGCAGAGGCAGTTTCCAGCGGTGATTTTTTAAATTGGGCGCTCAATCTTTCTTTTTCCTTTCTTGATATTGCGGATTTACCGCCGTTACAGACAGTGGACAGTCTGCGCTCTCATAAAGAAGATAAAATCAGGGAAAAAATTCATATTGCCAATTCGATTCTTGTTCTTCTGGCGCACTATGGATCTAAAGAAGACAATCAGGAACTTGTTTCTGAATGCGAGTCATATGCTTTGAAAATGAAAACTATTATTAAAAGGCTTTGCTTATGAAACATGATGAACATAAGCGGGAAAATGCACATCGCATTTTGAAGCAGGCTGGATATTCCACTAAAATTGGCACCTATGCAAAAGGTGGCGCCGTTCATAAGGATGAGGCAGAAGACAAAAAGCTCATCAAAAAAATGGTAAAAAAAAAGGATTTGAAGGAAAAGAAGGCTGAAGGTGGCTTTGTCCATGGCGGAATGCCCAAAAAGCGTCTTGATAAAATCAGCCGTCAGACTGCTAAGGGTGACGCCAATACAACGCAGCCATTCCCTGCTGGCAAAGAAAAATTTGCCAAGGGCGGCAAGGTGAAAGCTAAGGGCAAGACTCAGATTAATGTTATTGTGGGAGGCCATGGTCCACAGCCTGCTTCTGGCGGTCCAATTGCAGCCCCTGCGCCTGCTATGGCTGCTCCGATGCCAGCTCCGCGCCCTGCAATGCCGCCTCCGGGTGCAGGCGGTCCGCCTCCGATGGGGCCAGGCACTCCATTGCCTCCGGGTGCTGGTATGCCGATGCGCGCCAAGGGCGGTAAGGTCTCTAAAATGCAATTTGGCGCTGGCGGCGGTAAGGGAAGGCTGGAAAAACGTAACAATGCTGAGGCTGCTCCTTAATATTAATGTAAAGGGCTAAGATTTTTCTACGAACTGCATACTGCAAAGCATAAAGTAGAGATATTAAAGCGATAATCGCCCGGCTGGCCCGGTTTCATCAATGCAATGTTGATGAATTTTGATATCTCCGAATGGAGATGAATGAGTTCTAAATTTAGAGATATTCTGGAAAACCGCATCAAGGAAGAGGCTCTTGAGCGTGGTGACAATTTTGTCAATATGCGTAATGGCGATCCGCATGAAAACGGAATTCAGCGCGGATTTCTTATGGCGTTAAAAGAAGTTCTTACATGGTCTCAGGAAATTGAAAGGAAATTAAACGATGCCTGACTTTGCCAATCGACGTGAGCGTGATAATTATGGGAAGAATATTCATAAAACCAATGAATACTCAGCCAATCCACATAAGGCTATTCTTGATTTTATATCTCCATATCTGGATAGTGTCCGCTTATCGGCTGATAAAATGCTGGTTGCAACTTATCGTCAGCCTGAAAAGACTGAAGGCGGTCTTTATCGTACCGATGCGTCCATGGAAGAGGATAAATTTCAAGGAGCGGCTGGCTTAGTGTTAAAAATTGGCGCTGCTGCATTTAAAGACGATGCAAGCACTAGCTTTGCAGGATTTAAGGCTGAGCCGCTTGAGTGGATTACCTATAGGCCGGTGCATGGCTCTGCTCGTGAGATTGCCGGTCTTCATTGCAGATTTCTACAGGACATTCATATCGACGCGGTCATCGAAGATCCAACTTTAGTATGGTAAGAAAATGGTAGAAGTTCCCAAAGACGAGTCTAAATTAGCTGAAAACAATACTGTCATAATGTCATCGCCACAGGTTAAGCCTGAAGATGTTGTTATTGAACATGCCGGTGAGCCGGAAGGTACGCCTATTGGCGCGAATACTGCCAGAAAGCCCAAGGATGATCCGATTGCAGAATTGCGCAAAAATCAGGAATCTGCCGAAAGGGCATTGGCAGACGAAAAAGAGCGTCGCTTAGCGGCAGAACGGGAGCGTGATACTGCCCGCGCTCAGGTTAATGCCACGAGGGACACGCTGACAAAAGCTGAAAGCGAAAAAGTGGTGGCGCAGGAAGCTGCTATTTTAAATCGCGTAGAAACCGCCAAAGCTGAAGTGGAAAATGCGGAACGCGCGCTTGAAGAGGCCATTGATACGGGCAAACCCGCTAAAGAGCAAATTGCACTGCAAAAGAAGCTGGCTGAAGCTGTCTATAAGCAAAAAGGCGCAGAGGGAGCCAAGGCCCATTTTGACAACTGGAAAGAAAAAGAGAAAAATAAGCCGCAAGTTAAGACTGCCAATGATGACATGAGTCCAAAAGCGCGTGAATGGGTCGACTCCCATCCTAAATTTAATACGGATAAAAAATATAAGCGCATTGCAGTGGCAGCCCATGAAGATGCTATTGAAGATGGGGTTCCTGCGGATAGTTCCGAGTATTTTCGCCGCATAAATTCAGCTTTAGCTGAAGCTGGATATGACGATGAAAATTCTTCTTCCACCGTTGTTGCATCCGTGCGTAAAACCGCCTCCGGGACTTCGATGGCAGCCCCTGCCAGCCATGATTCGACCGGAGCTGGTGCGCGCGGCGGTAATGCTGCCGAGGAACAGCGCACAGGGCGAAGAACCTTTAAGCTTGACGGCAATATGCGTGAACAGGCTATTAAGATTTACGGCAAAAATTCAATGTTCAAGCTTTCTGATGGAGAGGCGTACAAGCGCTATGCAGCTCGTCAGTTAGAAATTAAAGATAAACGCGCTAACGGGGAGAAAATATAATGGTAGATATTCCGACAGCAGCCAAGCCTTGGGGTCAGCAAGCAACACAAGCGCCTGATGCGCTGGCAGTCCATCGCGGCAAACCGCTTCCGGAGGCAGAAATAAGCACAGCTTCTGTGCCGCGTAAGGCTATTTCACTTGCGGATTTTTCTGGAATTAAACGTGAAGTGGATGAGGCTAAGGACTTTTTATATGTCCCTAAAGAGCTTATCCCCGATGGCATTGCCATTGAATGGAAGCGCTCCAGCGTTTTAAATAAAGCCGATAAAAAGCATAGCGCGGAAGTATGGCGCGCCGGGTGGCGTTTTCTTCCCAGCAATTCTGATGGATTTGCAGAGCATTTTGCCTCTTTTGTCACGGGCGACATATTTGAATATGAAGGTCTGGTTCTCATGTATCGGCCCAAAACTATGAGCGATGCGGCTAAAAAAGAAGAAGGTCGCAAGGCTGGCGCTCTTGTCCAGGACAAGATGGCTGAAATGGGAATGACGTCGGAACATAAGGATATTCCCGGAAAAAGATTTGTGCTTGAACGTGGCTTTGAGGAAAAACTACAAGGCGGCAATCCTGCTGCTGTGTCCGTGCCTGAATAAATTAACTATTTAATGGAGATTAAAATGAACGCTATCTTTATTTTCTTTAAGAACGGCTGGGCAGGTTTTCTAAACTGGTTTGGCACATCTGCCGCTGTTGTTGTGTCAAATGCAAAAAGTATTATTGACGAACTTTCGCCTGTGTTTGAAAAAGATTTACTTGCCGATGGATCTGCGTTGCTGACTGGAATCACAACGGCAATCACGACTGGGGGGGATCCTATTGCAGGCATTGTAGCTGGTGCCGAATCTCTTTTGCCAGTCCTTGCTTCACAGGGAGTTTCGCTATCGCAGGAAGCGGCTGTAACGCTATCTGCGATGGTGTCTGCCAAGATTTCAGCCGCGCAGGCGGCTGTCAATGGCACCGCTGCTTCCGTAACGGCTGCATCTTAATTTTATGTCATTTCTTGCATCTGTTATCGAATGGGTAATTAGTTTTTTTGTAAAAGAGAAGCAAAAGACTCATGATGATCAGATGCAGGAAATGGGTGAATTAAAACAGCAGAATTCTGATAGCGAACAGTCTTTAAGGGCAGCTTGTGATGCAAAAACAATTCGTGATAAGATTATGTCTGAGCCTGATGGCGATGCAAATAAGTGGCTGCACGAAACAAAGCAATAATAATGATTTTTGTTTAGTCGCCAGCCCTGTTTATTTAGATTCTTCCGAGTTTTTGAGCGATATGAATGCGCGCAAATTAAAGATAGTCGATGTTTATGGGATATCGCATTGCGGATGGGCACCTCCAAAATGAGGATAGTCATCCTGATTCTTTTGCTATCAGGATGCGCCGAAGACGATAAATGGGATGCGCTATGGTTCCGCTATACACCTCTGCACATCCCGCCTAATAAATAGACCATAAAAAAATCTTTGCCTTAATGGCATAAAATGTTATTATAACCATTAATGAAGTTCACTTGCGCGCCGCAAGTGGTAAATTGAACGAGACCAACCCTCCGCGCCGGATGTGTTACTCATAGAACAAAAGAGTTTGTTCATATGGCTAATACTTTCGCTCCGAACGGCTTTAGCTTCGTTCGCAACTATTATAGCGGTGCCCCTACTTATCAGACTACGATCGCTGAAATTGCCAGCACCAATGCCAATTCCTTTGGCAAGGGCGATGTAGTAAAACTTCTCAATACTGGTTTTATTGACCGCGCGCTTACCACGGATAACCCCGTTTTTGGCGTTATTGACTGGGTCGAGTATTACGACACCGTCCAGCAGAAAAAAATTCGCACACTCGCATGGCTTGCTCCTGGCACTGCCCTTGCAAACAGTGTTTTTGCTTCAGTTATTACCGATCCACAGGCAGTGTTCGCTGTCCAGTCAGGCGATGGCGGCCCGGTGGTTCAGGCAAACGTTGGCCTGAATATTAACTTTGCAGCCAATGCGGCTCCCAATACAACGACCGGACTCAGCACGGCCTATGTAGATTTTGCTACTGTTTCTACAGCCAGCACTTATCCGTTCCGCATTCTGGGTATCGGTTATAACAATTACCTCGGCCCCATTGGGAACCTTGGTTATGACAATACACAGGCTAACAACACTATCGAAGTTATTGCCAATCCTACTGCTTGGTCGGCAACTAACGCAACCGGCGTATAAGGGGAATAGAGACCTATGGCCATATCACTTGCCTATATTAAAGATCTCCTCCTGCCGGGCGTCATGGAACTTCCGGGCATGTATGAACAGATTCCGATGCAGTGGTCGAAAGTCTACAGCAAAGGCACATCGCAGATGGCGGTCGAGCGCTCGGTCAGTATGCGCTATGTCGGTCTGCCGTACATCAAAGCAGAGGGTCAGGCAACCACCTTTGACAACAATTCCGGTCAGCGTTATGTTTATACGCAGGAACATCTGGAAATTGCGCTTGGTTACTCACTGACGCGCAAATCTATTGATGACAACCTTTACAAAACTGCCTTTGACCCGATGAATCTTGGTCTTCTGGAATCATTCCAGCAGGGTCAGGAAATCCTTGGCGCCAACCTGTTTAATACGGCGACCACCTATCAGACTCAGATTGGCGGAGATGGCGTATCGCTCATCAATACGGCTCATCCAGTTGACGGCGGCACGGTTGCCAATCAGCCTACGACTGATGTAGATCTTAACGAGACATCGCTTTATAATGCCCTTATTGCCATTCGCGCTTTCCGTAACAACGCTAACCTCAAAATCTTTGCGCGTGGCCGTAAGCTTCTGGTGCCGCCTTCTTTGGAATATGTGGCATCGCGCCTCACCAAAACAGAGCTTCGCCCCGGTACGGCAGATAACGATGTGAATGCACTTATTGCCACCGGTCAGCTTCCCGAAGGCTATGAGGTGATGGACTTCTTTACGTCCAATTACGCATGGTTTGTACTCTCCAATATTAAGGGGCTCATTTATCTTGAGCGCATTCCGTTTGAAACTTCCATCTGGACGGACGACACGACTGACAACGTTCTGGTGAAAGGTTATCAGCGTTATTCATTCGGGTACAATGACTGGCGCGCACTCTGGGGCACTGCGCCGCTTCTCTAAGGTTTTGTGTATATTAAAATTAGGAAATAGCCCATGTCAGCCACAGTAAATGCAGGACCGATGATTAGCGCTGGCAATATGCTGGACGCTTTATCAGGTGCGCCGCAAAATACAGACCCTCTTGCTGGCCCTGATATTACTTATCAGGCTGATGGATTTCCCGACGTTCGCTATTATCCCATGCCTAAAGATGCGCTCGATAATCCCGGAGTAATACCGACATTTTTTAATACGCCTGAAATTCTTTCGGTGAATTGCATTCCATCTACAGTTGGCACTGCAGGCGGTCCGGCGAATGTGGCGAGTCCGCAGCCCGCTATTAACGGCACGGCAATGACGCTTGCCACCAATGCTTCGGTCGGCATAACGTTGAATGTTCCTTACCGCAATTTTGCGACCGGTCTTGTGCAGACGGGTGCGCTTGCCATGGATCTGGGAATTGAGACTCCGACTGTTACTTCTGCCAATAAGACGGTAACTGTCGCCAATAGCTCTATTTACCGCAATGGCCAGCCGATTATTATAACCAATGTGGGTAACGCTGCTGGCACCACTCATTTGTTTACTTATGTTACCGGCACGCCGACCCCCACGACTATTACCATTGCAGACTCTCCGCTTGCCAGCAATTCTACGACCGCTCGTATCTGTTCTGGATTGCCTGGATGGGCCAATCTTAATGGCGCTACTCCTGCTATCCGCCCCACTTTTTACGCTCCTTATGTTGCAGGTGGCGCTGCCCTTATCTGGGATGAAACGCAGGCTTTGGAGCGTGGCATTGCCGTGACGGGGACGGTGGCAGCAACGGGCGGATCTTTCACGGTAAGAGGTGCTGACATTTACGGCCAGACGCAGAGTGAAATAATCACCATTGCATCTGGCGCGACAACGGGTAAATCAAAGAAATGCTATAAGATTATTAATTCGGTAACTCCCGGCTTTGTGGATAGCACCCATACTTATTCTGTGACTACGCAAGACTTGTTTGGCTTCATGTTCCGCTCGGATTTATGGGAAAATCTTTCTATTTTCTATGCCGGAAGCTTTATTATTTCAAACGTAGGCTGGACCGCGGGCGACCAGACCAGTCCCGCCACTACGTCAACTGGCGATCCGCGCGGAACCTATGCGCTTCAGACTTCTTCGCAGGGGATTAACAGGCTTGCCTTTTATCAAACGCTTCCGTTTAGCAATTCTGGAAAAGCATCGCCGCAGACTCCGCAGTACCTCTACGGCACAACTCCGGTATAAGGTAAAATGCAATGGCAGTCTCGCAACCCCTAAAAGGCGTTTCGGGGTACAAGGGATTGTCCAGTGTCCCCAAGGGCGTAAGCGGCTCTTTGGGGGTAAGTGCATATTCACCTGTCATTAATTATAATTTTTTGTTAAGTTCCATTCCCCCCTCTTTGACGTATTCCCGTGCTTCCAATGCCACTTATTATAATTCTGCGGGAGTGTTGGTAAGTGCGGCAAATAATGTACCGCGCTTTGATTATAACCCGTCCACGCTGGTGCTCAATGGCCTGCTGATGGAACCCAATGCAACCACTAATCTGGTGGAGCATTCCATTCCGGACAGCGGCACTTACTGGTCGTTCAACTCTGCGAGCGCAACCACGGCGGCAACGATTTCACCTGATGGCCTGATGGACGCCACTTCGCTTATCGATAACGCCGCAAACGATCGCCATTACACCCAGTATACGCCGGGCACGAGCTTTGCTTCGGGCACTACCTATACTTTATCCTGTTTTGCAAAAGCTAATGGGCAAAGCGTAGTCCAGCTTACCTATGGCGTGAGCGGCTTTGCTTCTACGCAGTATGCCAACTTCAACCTCGCCAACGGCACGGTAGGGGGTACGGGAAGCACAAACGTTGCGCAAAGCATACAGGCGCTTTCCAATGGCTGGTATCGCTGCTCGCTGACGGCTACGGCCAACGCAAGCGCTGCCGCTGTGGTGGCACTAGGGCTTGTCAACAATGTTACCAGTGCGGCGCGGCTTGCGGTTTATTCCGGTGGCACGGGAACCGGTGTCTATGTTTTCGGCGTGCAATGCGAGGCCGCCCCCTCTGCAAGTTCTTACCTGCCTACGACCGGCAGCACCGTCACGCGGGCGGCGGATAGCCTTTATACGACAAACCTGTCTTTCTATAATACCACCAAAGGCACGCTTCAGACCGAATGGATCATGGAAGGCACTGTCAATGCCTTTCCCAGCACCGCCTGCTTTGTCGGTTCAAGCACAGGAACGGATTTTATCGACGGCGGCGAGTTTAGTATCCCGGCAGGCCAGAATCCATCTATATCGGCGGCAGGGGTTGCGGTAGCGGGGGTCACTACAAGCAGCGGTTCATCACCCTTATCCGTTGTCACCGGAAAAGTCTATAAAATGGCTTCTTCATGGGCAGTGGGGCAGGTCATTAATTTTGCGGTAAACGCCACTAATTATACAGGCTCTTCTACAGTATCAGCCACCCCTACTATAGTGCAGTTCAATATCGCTTCCGGCGCAATGCATTACCAGACTCTGCCCAATATGTGGATTCGCAAGGCCAGCTACTGGAATTATCAGCTAACCCCCTCACAATTAGCGAGTATAACGACATGATAAATGGAACGGATTACTACCTATGCGCTGCAAGCTATGACCTGCTGGCAGGGATGCTCACCACCGTACAGGGCGGTTTCATACAGCTCGCCTATCAGAATGTTATCGGCCCCATGCAGGCAAACAACCTTTGGTATGTGGCTATACGGATAACCGACGGCAGCGTGATAACCCTTCCAACCGGCGTGGCGGAAGATGATATTAATGGCCCGCTGGTGCTGGGCGTATGGGCTTAATTTAAGGGTTTGAAATGTCTTTACTGAGCAGGATAGTGATATTGGACATTCTTTATATAATGCTGTATTATTGATAAATAATTTATTAAAAGAGACAAGCAATGCGCCCTCAGATTACAAGCATGAGTCTTGCTTCAGGAGCCAGTATTCCTGTTGTTTATGACATCTTCCACAGCCCATTTAATGTCAGCTTGTTTTGCGTCGTAGGAACGGGGAATATTAACTACACCATACAGCATACCGGCGATGACATTACCAATATTGGCGCTGTAGCCTGCACATGGTTCCCGCATGATAATAGTGATTTGGTAAACGCAACGACCAGCCAGAATGATAACTTTACTTTCCCTGTGTCTGCATCAAGAATTTTTGTAAATTCTATTGGCACTTCCGGAGCCGACTCTGTAAAAATGACTTCCATCCAGGCTGGCAGTGCTGGCGGACCAACATAGGTGCTAATAAATGACCGGCACTAACACTACTTTTGCTAATGATATACTTAATTTGATATTTGAAGGAACTGCAATAGCAGGCGTGGCGCAAAATGCTGCGGCTCCCATTACCAATCTTTATATTTCCCTGCATACAGCAGATCCTACTTCGGGGACTCAGAGCACAAGCGAAGCTCAGTATGTAAGCTATTCCCGGCAAGCAGTGGCGCGCTCAGCGGGCGGATGGACTGTCAGCACCAACACAGCTATTCCAGTGGCCAATATCAACTTTCCTGCTGCTACCGGCGGAAGCGAAACAGAGGCCTATGCTGGAATTGGAGCAGTTTCCAGCGGTAACGGACTTTTATTCTTTGCAGGCTCCATATCTCCGACCATCGCCGTGTCAAGCGGGGTAACTCCGTCTATCACAACCGCCTCAATTTTGACCTTGAGCTGAACAATGAACTTTCTTGAATCTATGGTTATAGCGAAAAATGAAGGCGAAAGTGTCAGGCGAAAAATATGGCACGAAAATCATGCGTGCGTAAGCTTTGGCAATGGAGATTTGCTCTGGCAATCACGGGATCATGCCTCGCAGCATTACCATCCTATGCATAATGATATTTTTGCAGAAGACTGGGAAGTGGTATTATGAAGGCATTTGCATCAATTCACAGCGCCAGGCCTTCCTCTCAATCCGACAATGAGGTGGAATATGAGGGGTACTGTCGTATTCCGGCAGACTGCGAAATTGGGTCATTGTATATACAATTAAAATTTCCTGAAGTGCTGGAAAATTCTGAATTTGTTATGACGCATGTTTCTATCGGTCCGGAAGAAAATAAGGACGGTGAAATATTTTTGTCGCTTTCCTGCCTCCCCCATGTTCCGCTAAAGATTATGCAGTCCGGCAAGACTCCTACTGTGATAATAACCTACCCCGATACGCTGGCTAAATCGGCCAGAATAGCCCATCAGATGGTAGCTTTGGGAAAGATAAAAACCTCAGAAATGGAGCCGAAATTTTTCGAGGAAGTTAATAACCATTTGCAGGCCCATGGCATCCCTGTTTTAACTGTCAATCGCAGTGCAAGTGCGGGTTGGGTGGGAAAAATGGCTAATATGCCAAGCTTTGGCGGCATAAATTAGATAATGCAAATAGCGGGAAACAGTGTTAAAATAGCATATTATTTAGTCTATAATTCTTAAGGAGAATTGCGATGAAAGCGTGCAAAAAGGGCGGAAAAGTAGAAGAACATGATTATCATGAAGAAAAAGAAGATAAGAAAAAAATTGATACCGGTGAAGATGGCGAAACTCCTGATGAACCGCTAAAAAAAGGTGGCAAAGTAAAAAAAGCTCATCACGCTCATGGCGGCGCTGCAAAACATCGTCTTGATAAGCGTGCGCGCGGTGGCAAGGTAACTTCGCCCAGCCATCCTCTTTCTGGCGCAGCTCCAACGAAAATGCGCAGCGGTTTTAGCGAAAAGCAAAAGATTGGCAAACAGAACGATTAACATGGCCGATGAACCTGATGATATCGGTAGCAGTGAGCCTGACGATGAAGGTATTGATGCCGATAAAAAACCGCCACAGAAAAAGAAAAAAGGCGGCAAGGTTCATGGCGAAAAGCCTAAGCACAGGCTAGATAAAAAGGCGCGTGGCGGAAGTATTCATATTAAGCCGGAGAATAAAGGCAAGTTTACCGCGAAGGCGAAGGCGGCTGGCAAGACTGTGCATGAATATGCTGAAGAAAAGAAAGATGCTGGCGGCACTCTGGGCAAGGAAGCCAATTTTGCTGCCAATGCAGCTAAATGGAAAAAATAACATTGCGCCTCGGCGGCGAGGCCGCAAACTGAGAGAGCGCAATGGCAAGCACCAGTGGATCCAGCAATTACTTTCTTTCTAATGCGGATATCCTCATTGAAAGTTTTGACCGAATTGAACTTCGCCCACCTGCGCTGACGGGTGAACATATTATATCCGGTCGCCGCTCGCTCAACCTTGAAATGGCATCATGGGGTTCGGACGTTCCTCTTTTGTGGAAAGTGGATTCCACGCCAACTCTTATACCGCTTCAGCAAGGTGTGTCAGTCTATAATCTCCCGACCGATACCGTGACCATGCTGGACACATATATCCGCACCTTTCAGCTTTCCAATCAGTTTAATGTTGCTCCTTATTTTACCACAACCGCAGGCAGCAATATTATCACTGCTGTAATAAGCAGCAGTGGCCTCTTACCGGGATACTGGTTCCAGATCGTCACTCCTGTCTATATAGATGGGCTTTTACTGTTTGGATATTATCAGGTCATTGATGTCTACAATGCCAATACATTCACTTTTCAGGCCTCAGGAAATGCGACTTATGGCGTAACAGGCGGTGGCACGCTTGCCGTATTTACGACCACCTCTGCAAGCTCAAGTGTACTGGTTACACTCAATAACCATGGCTATGCTGCAGGACAGATATTTAATGTCGGCGCCACAACATCGGTAGATGGTCTGACACTTTATGGCGCATATAATATTACTAGTGTTATAGATCTTAATAATTTTACCATACAAACCTATACTCCGGCATCGTCCAGCACCTTTGCATCTGAGAATGGCGGCCTTTTGCAAGTGCAGGCGCAGTCTTACAGCGTAGATCCCATTGACAGGATATTGACGCCGATTGGCCGAACGGACTATGCGCAGTTTCCCGACAAGTTTACACAGACCATCCCCTCGCAATATTTATTCATGCGCAATGTGAATCCTACGGTCACACTTTATCAGGTCCCCGATGGCAATGGGCCATACGTGCTTTGCACTTATCTGATGCGCCGCATTCAGAATGCGGGTGTTGGTATGGGGGAGATACCTGATATCCATTTTCTTGCATTGGATGCAATATGCGCGCGTATGGCAGCAAGACTTGCAGTAAAATATGCTAAAGCGATGTTGCCAGTATTGCAGCCACTGGCTAAAGAAGCGTGGGACAACTTCATTGAAGAGAACAGAGAGCGCGCAGAAGTTTTTTTGGCGCCAAATTTGAGCCCATTTTGGAATATAGGAGGATAGCATGGCATGGCGCTATCACGGTTCCTATTCGCCCGATCCATATGCGGGCAGAGCCCATGGCTCATGTGATCGCTGTACTCAGCAATGGGAGCTCAGCAAGCTTCAATATCAATATGAGTATCGTGGCGATACCCTGACCAATACGCGCTTCCGCGTATGCCCGCCTTGCATGGATAAACCGTATGAGGGCTATCGCCCTGTTAAGCTGCCTCCCGACCCGGTGCCGGTTTTAGATCCTCGTGTGGAACCCTTTGCCATTGAAGAAAACGCGGGCGGACCTACTCCGGTTTATAATCAGCCAGGACTTTATTGGGATGAGGGTGATGCGGAGTGGGAACCGTGAGTACCAGCACTATAAATCCAAACGTCCCGTTGCCCGGTAATCCGGTTTCATCCAGCGTCATACGTAATAATTTTTTAGCAGCATTTAATGATATTAATGCACTTGGCGCCAGCATTGCCAATACCTCCGGCAATGCTACTGCTATACAGAATATCCCTGTGTCGTCAACTGTTCCATTGACCGGTCAGATATTGGCTTACAATGGCTCGCAATACTACCCACAGGTTCCGTCTGTAAATGCCCAGAATGTTGTTGGCAATAGCGGTACAAATGTTTTGCCTGCAAATGTTTTTCCAAGTTATCCGACTTATACAGATTCCATAAACTATTTTACATGGGCGAATATAAGTAAAATCACGTCTTCGGATGTAACCACTTCCGTCCAGCAGTTTCTTTTATACTGCCAGCTTGTCGCGTTAACTATGAAAGCAGGGAGCGGTACGGACGGATTGATTCAACGCGCTTCGGTCAATGCCTATTTCCCACGTGGTTCTTATCCGGTTTCCTGTCCTGTTATCATTCCTGAATATGTCAATATGGTTATGGATGGTTTTTGGGTCCGCACCGGTTCGAGCGGAACGGTTACTGGCTTTTACACTGGAGACACAACTACCAAAGCATTGGCAAATCTTTACCAGCCCACTGTCATTCTCGTCCCCCGTTCGCACGCTCGAAGACTTAATATTATCTGCAACAGCAATGGTAGTGATCGGGGTTCAGGCATGGCGGTGGGCAAGAACTGGACCATGGCAGCACTTGGAATTACGAGCGGAGGAACTGGGTACTCAGTGAATGACGTTCTGACGTTTAGCCGGCCATCAGTTGCACCCTATGTAGCTGCCACTGCAACAGTAGCAAGTGTTAATGGAAGCGGGACGATAACAGGAATAAACCTAACTGTCGCTGGGGCTTATGCGCTTCCTCCGGTTCTCCAGGCATACCAATGGACAGCGGCCAATGGGTTCTCGGTCTTTGACGCTAATGGGAATATTAGTGTTACAGGCGGAACTGGATCCGGGGCTTCTATTTCCAATACATGGGTGGCTGACTGGACTGTCTCTGGAGGAAAAACCTACCTTATGGGGTATGGCAGCGTCATTTCCGATTATATTATTGATCATGTAAATATCGTTCAGTCAGCGCGCAGTTTTGACTCTACCTATGGCCCGACATTTAATTGCCAATTTTACGGATTGAATGGAAAATTGGGTGAGTTTGAGGTTCAGTTGGCTTTTTATGGATTCATATTTAACTTTTGCTCTGATCTTCATATTACCAAGCTTAATCCGGTGCAATGTGAGGCCGGGGTGTATATGGAAAATAGCTCAAATATTCACTGCCCCCAGGTAATTATAGATACGCCAACGGGCGCGTCTTCGGCGATGTTAATTGACGCAAGTTCGTTAATAGATTTGCGTGGCACTATATTTTTTCATAGTTTGTCGAATTTAGGATCTCAGGGGCCTGCGGCGATTGCTATAGGCAGTATTCTTACAACTGTAAGCGAGAATATACGACTAAGTTTCAGTATGCTTTCTGCAGGCAGCGGTGGAGATGCAAGCCATGTTTCAAGTATTGGAGCCCCTGCTATTTCGCTTGCTTACGTAAGTTGCTATGACATTGACATCCCCGCAAGCAATCGTGATGCTGGTTATGGAAGCGTATTTTCGGTAATAAATAAAATAGCGACTTTCGGATCTGGCGTTGGCTATGGAAGGGTAAAGGGGTCTATTGAGCTGACATATAATTCCATTACGTCCGGCGTCATACCATCCACCTGTGAACTGGATGTCTGGGACTCTGATGTGAATATAACGCCGGGAAGCATCACAGTCACTATTGGCGGCACAGCAACTAATAATGACGTGCTGAAATTGATTATCAGCAATCCGGTGCTATCCTATACCTATAATTACCCACGCACAATAACTTCAACGGTTACATCCGGGGCAACTACGGCAAATATGGCTGCTGCATTGGTTGCTGCGATAAATTCTGATTCGATGGTGACTTCTACCGGCATGACCGCTTCAAATTCCGGAGCTATTATTACTATCCAGCAATTTGGGGCTGATGCCAATAACACTACTTTTGCCGGGTCTGTAGTGGGAGCAGGGACTGAAACAATTACAGTTTCCAACTCAGGGGCAATGAGTGGCAGCATTTCAGGCGGGACGCTTATTTCCGGGGGGGTGTATAAAATAACGGGCAGCGGCGCTCCATCGAGCGGCTCCTACGGCACAGGATATCTTAAGGCTGGAACCGGGAGTGAATACACTGATAGCAATGCTGGCATAAAATATATTAATACAGGAACAGCGGCAAGTCCGTTATGGACTTCACAAAAAAGCGGATTGGTGCCCAGCGGCACATTTGCCGCCAAGCCTTCTGCTTCCAATGCGCAAATCTACTATGCTACAGATCTCGGCACTTCCGGAGTACTTCTTATCTCTAACGGCTCTTTATGGAAGCCAGCAACCGGAGAAGCGGTTCTTGCGCAAAACTATGTGAGCAATAGCCTTACAGGAACTACTGCCGAAGTATCTCTTGCCAACGTTACTATTCCCGCTGCATTATTATCTGCCAATGGATCATTGCGACTGACCAGCATATGGACGGTAACCAATAATGCAGATAATAAAACCATTAATATACGCTTTGGCAATGTTTCAGGTGCCGGACAGGGCAGCTTATTCCTTGGGACTACCGTAACTGCCATTGCCAGCGGGAGATTCCAGCAGCAAATAAGCAATAGAAATTCAGTAAGTTCTCAGGTGGGGGCCGGATCGCCTAATTCTGGCTTTAGTAATTCTGGTGCTGCAAACGTTACAACGAGCTATAATACTTCAACGCAGGCAATGTATTTCAACATTGATGGGGTGCTGGCATCGGGAACAGATACAATTACCCTCGAAGGATATACACTTGAATGGCTGGAGCCATAGGGACAGAAAATGAGCATAGCATATTCGGATTTAACGACTGCACTGGGTGAGCTGATGGTAGTGACAATTACCAACTCAGCTTCAGCCACGCCATCTAATGATACTAATTTCAACAATATTCTCCCACGCATTATTGAAGCGGCAGAGCAGCGTATCTACCGCGAACTGGATTTCCTCTACGACCGCACTACAGATTCCAGCACATCCCTGCAGTCCAACAGTCGTTCTATGGCGCTACCTACTGCAAACACCTTCGTTGTGGTGCAAGGGGTAAACGTTATTACTCCTGCCGGTGCCCAGCCTTCATCCGGAAGTCGCAATCGACTGGAAATGATTTCTAAAGATGTGATGGACATTATCTGGCCCGTTGAGCAGGGCGGCGCAACGTATAATGCCATACCTACTTATGGATGCCTTTTAAATACGAATACGCTTCTGGTCGCCCCGACTCCCAATGCTAACTATGTGTTGGAATATACAGGAATTACGCGTCCACCTGCCATGTCGTCTACCAATACAACTACTTACCTTGGCACTACCTATCCCGATCTGTTTCTCAATGCCTGCATGGTATTTGGTATGCTGTATCAGAAAGATGCTGATTTGCCACAAGGGGCGCCTGCAGGCGCAGACGTGACGAAGTGGGAAACGGAATATCAAAAAGTTAAAGCTTCTGTGCTCAGTGAAATTCAACGCCAGAAAAATCAAGGCCAGAACTGGTCCAACTATTCTCCTGCACCGGAGAGTCAGCCTCCGAGACCCTGATGCCGCAAACACCGTTAAATATGCTCCCAGGGGTTAATGCGGAAAAATCAAAAACCTTGAATGAGGCAGGCTTTTCATCATCGCAGCTTATACGCTTTTTTCAAAAGATGGCTCAGAAATTAGGCGGGTGGTCACGTCTTTCATCCACCGCCCTTATAGGAACTTGCCGGGGATTATTCGCATGGGCATCCCTTAACGGCGATGGCTATATAGCAGCAGGTACTGAGCAGCGTTTAGAAGTCTGGAATGAAGGCGCGATTTACGATATTACTCCTATTTATGCGACTAATAATTTAGGTTATCCTGCGCCTTTCTCCACTTATAGCGGCCAGGCGACGATAATTGTTTATGACCCCAATACCAGCCCGTCATCTGGCGATTGGGTAAATATTGCATCCGATGTGGCTATTGGTGGCATTGTCCTGCAGGGACTCTATCAGGTGCAAAGTGTCATTGATGGCACTCATTACACTATCACTGCAGCATCTGCCGCTACCTCGCATGTGATAGCGGGTGGCGTGACATCGCAATTTCATACGTACAACGGCCAAAGCACAATTGTCGTTACCCTTGCAAATCATGGCTATACGGCAACTACTTCGATATATACAGTCTATGTTTCCACTACAATTGCAGGTATTACATTAAGCGGACCTTATATTGTTCAGTCTGTGCTGAATTCCAGCACTTTTACCATATCTCAGGTGGTTGCCGCCAACTCCACTACTATTGGATATGAAAACGGTGGCTATGTAAGAATTCAATATCTCTTACAGACGGGAGCAGTGTCCAGCACTCCAGCTATGGGATGGGGAGAGGGAGGGTATGGCCTTGGCCCCTACGGCATAGGAGCATCATCCAATATAGGAACGCAACTGCGACAATGGACTTTTGGCCAGTTTGGCCAGATATTAATTGCCTGCCCCATTGGCGGATCTATTTACGAATGGAATCCAGCTTCTGGCTTCTTTGAAAATCAAGCTGTTATTTTATCTGGGGCTCCCGCCATAGCCACCGGAATTTTTGTTGCCATGGCCCAACAGCAGATTATCGCCTATGGAATTATAGATCCCAATACCATGGCACAGGACCCTATGCTTATCGGCTGGTGCGACGTGGCTAATTTCAATAGCTGGACAGCCACAGCTACCAATCAGGCTGGCACGTTCCGGCTTTCAAGGGGGAGTCGTATTGTCGGCGCATTGCAAGGTCCGCAATATGCAATGCACTGGACTGATCTTGGTGTATGGCTGCAGCAGTATATCGGATTTCCGCTTGTTTATGGATTTAATGAAATAGCGCAGGGGTGCGGCCTTATTTCCATGCGGTCGGCTGGTGTGCTTGGCGGCGTTGTCTACTGGTGCTCAATTAACCAGTTTTATTTATTTAATGGCGCTGCTGTTTCCCCGTTATCCTGCGCCGTATGGGATTTCTTTTTCCAGAATGCAAATTTTTCCGAACAGGATAAGTTTTTACTTGCCCCCAATAGCCACTTTAATGAATTCTTTTACTTCTTTGTTTCTTTATCGGGAAGCGGGGAAATAGATTCTTATATCAAATTCAATCAGGTGGATAGCGCGTGGGATTATGGAACGTTGATAAGGACTGCGTGGTTTGACCAGAATGACGTATTGTCCAATAATCCCATCGGGGTTGACGGCAATGCTCTGATTCAGCAGCATGAAAACACCAATGATGCTGATGGCTCGCCCATGACATCATCTATAACGACCGGTTTTTTTAAGCTGGCGGAAGGTCTGGTTATCATCTTTCTTGAGCGCATGATTCCTGACTTTGTGGCTACGACCGGAGCCTCTATACAGATAACAGTTAATATGGTAAACTATCCTGACGATACTCCTCTGTTTTCCAAGACTTTTACATGGATAGCCGGAACGACTGAATATATTATTGTGCGTGGACGCGGGCGATTTGCCCAAATCAGCATGAGCAGCAGTGATTCGGGAAGCTTTTGGAGGCTGGGAGAGTTTTTATGGATTGGAACCGGATCTGGAAGACGCCCGTAACATGACAGACAATCCTAATCAAAATGCGGTAAACGCCCTCAACCAGATTTCATTGCAATTAGCGCAGCAAACAAAAACGATAAACAATGTATTCCCGCAATTTATAGGCACGGCTGCCAGCGTGACGTCAGGCGGCATAATACCCTTAAATTTAAAGGGATATGCAACAGTGAATTTACCGGGAATCGGCACGGTAAAATTAGGATATTATGGCGATTGAATATAGGGCTATACGCGCATGACGAGCACACCAAATAAGGGGTATACACTGCAACAGACCGGAACCAATTCCGGCACATGGGGGGTTGTCCTCAACAGTATTCTATCTGCTATTGACAGCAATTTAGGCGGAACATTGTCTCTTAGTGTTGCTGGCAGTTCCAATGTAACGCTTACCACCTCACAGGCGCAAAATCTTATTTATAATTTTACCGGAGCGTTGACTGGAAACATTAATGTCATATTTCCTGCGCAGGGTGGATTTTATTTTATCAACAATCAGACTACAGGAAGCTATACGATTACTATACAGGCTGGCAACAGCACTGCAGGACTTGTTGTCCCGCAGGGAACGCAATCGCCTGTTTATGTAGATAACTCATCTGGGCCGCCTACTGTTGGAGGGTTGACAGGCACGCAGTATGTATATTCGCTTGGAACTATCGCAGGAACTGCGAACGCCTTAGCCTGTAGCGTTACCTACCCATCCAATTTTCAGCTAAACCCCGGAACTCTTATAACGTTTACCCCTACTGCAGACAATACAGGTTCCGCTACACTTGCTATTAATGGCGGAACTGCATATCCGCTACAAACTCTTGGGGCGGTAGGGTTGGTTAATCTTGTCGCCAATCAGATATTTGCAGGAACTCCCAATTTAGCTTATTGGAATGGCTCCGTCTGGGTGCTTTTAAACGTTATTTTCTACGGAACTCCGACTCAGACATCTGCTAATGTTTCTTTGAGTTTTGCGAATCTCTTTGAGCCAATAATCGCAACTTCTGCAATTAATATAACGCTGCCGCAGGTTTCAATCAATCTGGCTTATTATTTTTCCTGCAGTGTCACGGCGGGAGGGGGGCCTGTCACGTGGATACCATACAGTACTGACGTTATATGGATTAACGGGTTTGCATTGCCAGCAGGCGGAAGTTATGTTCAGCCCAAGGGTTCTGTTTCTTATTTTGTCACGGATGCTAATGGCAATATTTATCTTTCTGTCATCAACAACAACCTTTCTTCGCTATCCACATCTTCAATGTATGGATTAACCGCGCCAGCAGGAACAAGCACTAATTTGCTTGCTACTACCGCTTTTGTGAATAGCACGGCTCTTACGCTTGCCAGCGGATCTACAGCTGTTACCCAAACTGCTGCAGACAGCTCCACAAAAGTTGCCACCACTGCTTTTGTCTCTCCAAAAGCATGGGGGTATTTTACATGGAACGGCAGCTCATTAAGTGTAATAAAGAGCTTAAACATAACATCTATAATTCGCAGCGGCCCTGGCATTTATGTGGTGACTATGACCAATCCATTGTCAGATTCTAATTATGCGGTTCTGGTGTCGCCCGATGCAGGCGCCACTGCTGCCATAGTAAGTTATGCCACTAGCAGAAGCAGTTCTTCCCAATTTACTATTACAACGGTAATTGTGACAAATAGCGCAGGAACGGACCCTGCTGGTGTAAATTTTGCTGTTTTTGACTAGGACATTGACATGCCAATAGCAATACCTGGAGATGCCCCGTTAAACGTCAAGCGAACGCTAGGAAGCCTTGTTCCCCATCCTTCTGCCATTGGCAAGGTAATGGGCGCAAAGACCGGCATTGCCGCACCGCGTATGCATCTGGCAGGCGGCGGCATAGCCAACGCTGAAAACATTGGCGCCAATATGTTCCAGCCTATCGGCGCCAATAGCGCAATCCCGAATGCTGATGTTAGTTTTATAACGTCGCCACAACTTAGTGTCGGTCAAGGGCCTCCTAAGGAGCAATCTCCGCAACCGCAAAAGCAATCAAGCGGCATACAGGATATTGCGCAGACAGGCGCAGCAGCTAACAGCCTTGTTAATGCAGGAAGCGGTCTATCGGACGCAGCTAAATCTGCGTATGGCGGAATCGGCCAGTTCTTTTCAGGAGCTAACCCCAGTTTGGCAGGAAGCATTCAGAGTGGATTAGCTGGCAATGGCTATGGCGGGGTATTAAGCGGGGCAAATGCTCAGTCTGCTGACCCATTTATGAGCACGAACAGCTTCGCACCCGGCATGTCTCTTGATACTCTTGGAAGCAGCTCTGCTGCTGCAGATGCTGCTCTTCCTGCTGCGGCAGAAACTGCAGCGGCGGCCACTACAGATGCGGCGGCAGCAGACGGAGGCGCAGAGGCTTTGGAAACCTTATTTATGCTTGCAGCTAAAGGAGGTGCAATTACTGAACGCGCAGATGGCGGCGAGGTAAATGATTTAACCAACTCCCTCATGCGCCGTGAAGCAGGTGAGACTTATCATCCCGGCGGCCTGCTTAATAGCGCGGGGCCGGGACGCACTGATACCATAAATACTAATGTTCCAACAGGTGCGTATGTCATCCCTGCAGATGTGGTTTCTGGTCTTGGCGAAGGAAATACGCTTGCCGGGTCTGCTGTAATTGATCGTATGTTTAGCTCTCAACCGCATGGCGTCAAAGCGCCGAACATTCGTGAAGGCCGCGGTGTAAAAATTCCCAATCCCCCGTCTTCTGAACCTAGGCAACCTCCCACAGGTGTGCAATCTGGCCCAACAGTGAATACTGCGGCCATTAATAGTGCCGGAACCTATGCAAAGGGTGGCAAGACTGACGATGGCAAGGCTCCTGTCGTGGTTGCGGGCGGCGAACACGTGCTCTCGCCTCAGCAGATTATCAACAAGTTTGGCAGCTTAAAAAGAGGGCATAAAATCCTTGACCACTGGGTAGTATTGCAAAGGCAGAAAATAGCCAAAGAAATGCTATCATTGGCCCATCCTGTGGGCAGCAAGGTAAAAATATGACATTCCCTAGCCCCGTTTCCAATGTCAGATTCTGCAATGAAGGCGACAGGGATAATCTTTTGGCTTTTGTT